CATCGAGGACATGGCCCTGCCCGGCAGCGAGGACTTGACCAACGAGGCCAAGTTTGAAAAGCCGGTCAGCGCCGAGGACTACGCCAAGGCCGCCATGAAGCGGGCCAAGACGCAGGGCAGCGCCTATCTTGCCGACAGCAAGAAAGACGCGAAAGACGCAAATCAAATCCGTCAAGAGCCGCCCGTGAACAACACAGCCGACGAGTTCATGGACGCTATCAAGAGCGTCGGCAAGAAGCAGTAAGGGAGGGCAAAGAACATGAGCATGGATTTGACGAAGCAGACCTTTACCCATGAGCCGGAATACCTGATTGCGGGCACCACGATCCGCATTACCACGGCGGTTAAGGAAGCTGCTGCCGATCTGGAGGCCGGTGCGCCCGTTCTTCTGAACGGCAGCGGCAAGGCCGCCAAGGTCGTTGAGAACGGCGGCAGCGTGGACACCACCGGCCTGTACGGTATCACGGCGGACAGCGCCAAGAGCGGCGAGGACGTTGTGATCTATCTCACGGGCGAGTTCTTCGCTGACAGGCTGGCGCTGGAGGATGACGTGACCGCCGATGATCTGGAGGTGGCGTTCCGCAACATTGGCATTTTCCTCAAGACGGGCGCGAGCGCAAACCCTTAACTGCCCTGTCGATTGATGCCGATATTTCGGCAGGGACAGACCTGCTCGGAAAGAGCATCACAGCTTTGCAGGAAGATGTGGAAATCACCGACAGAGCTGTTATCGGTACACTGAAATACGTCACGGGCTACACCGGCTTTTCCGGCGACCCGGAGGAGCAGAGCGGCAATTATCTTGCCATCCATGCCGCCGTTCCCGGCGAAAACGGCGTGACCATTACGGCACAGGTGGAGGGCAGCGGCAAAAGCCCTGTTGCGCTTGACAGCGACGGTATTCTCATCCTCCGCGTCAAGAGCGAGGACACGCTGACCCGGCACCTGATCTACACCGCGAGCAAAGCGGGCCACAAGAGCGTCACGAAATACTGGGCGCTGAACGGCCTAACGCTGGAGGAGGAGTAACGACATGGTAACGAATGCTACGAAAGCGCCGACCGCCAAGGGCGGCGAGAAGAAAGCCGAGGCGGGCGAGAAGAAGAAAACGCCCGGCGGCGATAAGAAGCCTGAAAGGGAGGGTTAATCAAAATGCCTAACGAAGTGAACATCTATACCCCGCGCTATCTTGCGGAGGTTGTGCGTCAGGCTCCGCTTGTCCACACCTTTTTCCGCGACCAGTTTTTCACCAACATCAAGACCTTTGCGACCGCAAGGGTTGACATCGACCTTGTGAAAGGTGACCGCCGCATGGCCGCCTTTGTGCATCCCCGCGTCGGCGGTCAGGTTTTGCAGGCAAACGGCTATACCACCGAGAGCTACGCCCCGCCCCTCGTCAATCCCTACGATGTGACCACGGCGGATCAGCTCATGTCCCGTCTGCCGGGAGAAGACTTGTACAGCGGCATGACCCCCGCGCAGAGGGCCGCGCAGCAGCTTATGGACGAGTACAACCGCCTGAACGACGCTGCCACCCGCCGCGAGGAGTGGATGGCGGTGCAAGCCATCGTCACCGGCTCCATTCCAGTTGTCGGCCCCGGTGTCAATGAGACGATCAGCTTCGGGTTCAGCAACACCAAGACCCTGACCGGCAATAACCGCTGGGGGCAGAGCGGCGCAAAGGTGCTGGACAATCTGGAGGACTGGGCCGACGAGGTGCTGGTCAACGGCTTTGCCAACGTGGATATGTGCATCATGGGCAAGAGCGCCCTCCGCGCGTTTCTTGCGGACGAGGATGTGCTGAAAGTGCTGGACAACCGCCGCGTGGAGATGGGCCTTGTAAGCCCCCGCGACCTGCCCAACGGCGTGAAATACGTCGGCCACCTGAACAAGCCCAACATCGACATTTACACCTACGCCGAGGTCTATCTGGACGACTGGACTGATCCCAGCAACCCGGCCACCAATCCGCTGATGCCGGACAACAAGATCGTGCTGATCCCGTCCAACCCCGGCTTTATGATGGCCTACGGCGCTTGCACCTACATTGAGGACGCAAGCCAGCAGTGGCAGACCGCACAGACCGCCCGCCTGCTGCGTAGCTATGTGGAGCATCATCCTGACCGCCGCATGGTCGAGCTTCAGGCGCACCCGCTGCCCATCCCCGACAAGGTGGACAGTTGGCTGGTCGCCACCGTCTGCGCGTGACGTGAAAGCCCTCGCCCGGAACACCGGGCGGGGGCTGAACTATACGGAGGTGCAGCATGGCGCTTTTTGAACTGAACCAGAGCTACGAAAACGCGGCGGAAGAATGGACGCGACCCACGTTCAAGGACTGTGTGGCGGCGGACATCGACCTCGCCTTTTTCAACGGCGACGAACACGCGGAACTGCACAACGTGGACGACAAAAAGGACGTGCTTGTCGTGCTGGAGGAGGACATCCTGAAACGCCATTCGGCGCACTGGGAAGCCGGAGCCAAACAGAACTTTGACACCGGTCTCTACACGGCGCACACGATCCTGTTCATCCGCGTGGCGGACTACGGGCCAAAGCCGAAAGTCGGCAAGGAGCTGGTGCTTGACGCGGGGACGGATCACAAGCGCAAGTTCGTCATTCGCCTTTGTGAAGAAGAAAGCGGCGTGTATCGCATGACCATGGAAAGGACGCGGCAATGAGCAGGGTCACATACGACGCTGGAAGTCTCACCATCGGCCTTGAGGGGCTGGACGACGTTGCGGCGGCGCTGGGAAATCTGCGGAAGAAAACGCCTGCGGCGGCAAAGGTGGCGATCAACACCACGGCGCGGCAGGCGCGGCAGCTTATGATTGCCCGTGCCCGCGCCCGCTATGCCGTCAATGCCGCCGGGCAAAGGCACCTGAAAGACCTGAAAATGACCGGCAAGGGACACCCGGCGACAAACAGCAATCTGGAGGCCGTGCTGTATATCTCCAAAATGCGCAACGACCTTGGATATTTCCAGCATAGGCCGACGCAGACCTATACAGGGCTGGACGTGCTGCGGTTCGCACCGAGCGTAGTCAAAGCCCGCGTTCTGAAAGAAAGCAATATGGAGCCACTTACCGGCACCGCGCATTTGAGCAAGGGCTTTCTGGTGGAGTTCAAGAGCGGGCACGTCGGTATGGTGCAGCGCGTGATCGGTTCCTCGTCTCACAATACCGTGACGCAGAAAAGCGGCGCTCCGCGCTGGCGGAACGCGGCGGGAAACGTGGAAAAGCTGCAAACTATGGGAAGCCCCAGCGCCACGGCCATGCACAACGTCGTGTGGCCCTATGTGGAGCCGGAGGTCGAGGACTTGCTGCACGTCAACCTGCAAACGCAGGTGGAGCGGGTTATAGCGAGAGAAGCCGCGAAGCGAGGTAGAGCATGAACGACTACAGAACCATGGTGGAGCAGGCCGGGATCGGTCGCACGCCGCAGCTATGCCATGACGCGCTGATTGAAATGCTCACAGAGCTGTTTCAAGGCAAGAAGTACAACGGTCAGGAGGGCCGAAAGGCCCTGAAAGTCTTTAAGCAGGACTTACCTGTGCCGGAGGACAACGACGTGGACGCAGACACGGACGAGGCAAACGCGCCGTATATCGTGGCACGCATGAGCGGCGGAGAAGTCAAGGACGACGACGCGCCGCAATCCGTGGAGTTCAGCCTTGTAATCTGCTGCTATGACGAGGGCAAGAAGCGCGAGGGCTATCAGGATGTCGCCAACATCAAGGAGGACATCGTGCAGCGGCTTTGCACCAGACCGTATTTCGGCGGAGCTTTCACCGTCTTAAAGCCTATCGCGTGGGCCATGCAGCAGGACGACACAGCGCCGTACTATTTCGGCGCTGTGAATTTTACCTGCACAGCGCCCGCGCTGACACAAGACACAGAGCTAAAGGAGCTGCTATGAGCAAGAAAAACGAAGTCCTGACCCCGGCGGAGGACGAAACCAGAGCCGGAGAAACCGCCAGCGCAGAGCAGGCGGCGGAGCCGGAAGCCGGGAAAAAGACGGGTACGCACGTTAGCCGCGCCGAAGAGGAAAGCGGCGTGGCAGGCACGGCGGATAAATGCCGTGTCTACTGCGGGCCGAGCGTGCGCAACGTCGCAAGGCAGTACACCGTGTACGCCGGGGAAATCCCCGACGCGCTCCGCGAGTTTATCCAGACGCACCCGGCAGCGGGGGGACTGTTGGTGCCGGTGGAGAAATTCGCAGAAACCCGCAGAAAGCTGGAAGTCAAGGGAACGGCGGAGGCCGTTCTCTACAACAAGGTTAAATCCGAAATGTAAGGAGGAAACAAAGCTATGTCTACCTACAAGCACGGCGTATATACCAGCGAGGCTGCAACCAGCATGGTCGCGCCGGTGACGGGAACCGCAGGGCTGATCGTCGCCATCGGAACCGCGCCGGTGAATACGCTGGCAGACCCCAGCAAGGCGGTCAACAAGCCCCTGCTGGTCAACAACTACAAGGAAGCTGTGGAGGCCATCGGCTGGAGCGACGACTTTGAGAAGTACACGCTCTGTGAGGCTGTCAGCGCCGCGTTCAGCGTCGTGGGCACCGGCCCGCTGGTGCTCATCAACGTTCTCGACCCCACGAAAGCCTCGCACAAGACGGCTGTCGCAGAGACTACCCTGACGGTCAACAGTCTGGTTGCTACGCTGAGCGAAAAAGGCATGATTATTGACAGCAGTCTGAGCGTGAAGAAAGGGAGCGCCAACACGACGCTGACCAAGGGCGACGACTATACGACCAGCTTCAACGACGACGGCACCCTGAACATCATCCTGACCAGCACCGGCGCGGGCGCGAGCGAGACGAGCATCAAGGTGAGCGGGAACAAGGTCAACCCCGCCGCCGTCGTAGCCGCAGACATCGTGGGCGGCGTGTCCGGCGGGGTGGAAACCGGCATGGAGGTCATTCGGCAGATTTACCCCAAGCTGGGCATGACCCCCGGAATCCTGATCGCGCCCCGGTACAGCATGCAGGCCACCGTCGCCGCCGCGTTGCAGGCAAAGACCAAGGAGATCAACGGCGTGTTCAAGTGCGTGTGCGTCATCGACATCAACAGCGGGAGCAGCGGGGCGGAGCTGTACAGCGACGTGAGCACCCAGAAAACCGCGCAGGCTGTCAGCGATCCTAACGCCTATGCCGTGTGGCCCTGCGCTGCCGTTGGCGACGTGATCTATTCCGGCAGCTCTCTTGCCGCCGCGCTGACCGCCTACACCGACGCGGTGAACGCGGACACCCCCAATGTCAGCCCCAGCAACAAGACCCTCGCCATCAGCAAGGCTTGTCTGGCGGACGGCACGGAGGTCGTGCTGGATCAGGATCAGGCAAACACCGTCAACAGCTTCGGCGTGGCGACGTTCCTGAACATGAACGGCTTTAGACTGTGGGGCAACAACACCGCAGCCTATCCCGGCAACACCGATCCCAAGGATCGCTGGTTCAGCGTCCGCCGGTTCCTGAACTGGGCGGCCAATACGTTCATTCTGACCTACTTCCAGAAAGTGGACAGCCCGGCCAATCCCCGGCTGATTGAGGCCATTGTGGACAGCGAGAACGTGCGCGGCAACGGCTTTGTGGCGCGTGGCGTGTGCGCCCGCTATGAGATCGTCTTTAACGAGGACGAGAACACCACCGCCGACCTGCTGAACGGGACGCTGACGTTCCATCAGTACATCACTCCGTACACCCCGGCGGAGGACATCGAGGACGTGATCGAGTTCGATCCCGACGCGCTTTCTGCCGCGCTGGCCTGATAAGGGAGGTACAAAGACATGATTTCTAACAACTACATTCCCGAAAAGATCAACGACTACAACGTGTATCTGGACGGTACAAAGATGATCGGCGTTGCCGCATCTGCCACGCTGCCGGAGGTCAATATGCAGACCTCCACCGTTTCCGGCGTTGGCGTGAACGGCGAGCTGGACAGCCCCACCATCGGGCAGTTTGAGAGCATGGAGCAGGAAATCCAGTTCAACACCCTGTATTCCTCCGCCATGGATATGCTCAATCCCCTGTCCGTGGTAAACCTGACGTTCCGCGCCGCGCAGCAGGTCTATGACAAGACCGGCGGCTACAGCTTCAAGGGCCTGCGCGTCGTGGAGATGGGCCGCGTCAAGAAGTTCAACCCCGGCAAGATCGAGAAGAATGAGAGCATGGAGGCGACCGTCACCATGGAGCTGACCTACCTGATGATCGAAGTGGACGGCGAGCAGCTTGTGGAGATCGACAAGCTGAACGGCGTGTACAAGGTCAAGGGCGTGGATATGCTGGCGGGCGTGCGCAGCCTGATCTAATCGCAGCGATAATGCCCGCCTCGGCAATCCGGGGCGGGCATTTTGCGCTATCACCGACACACTGACACACTGAAAGGAGCCGACATCATGGCAAACGAGAAAGAGATCACCAAGACGGCGGAAGCAGCCGAGCAGACAGAGAACGGCAACGTGGTCAAGCTGAACACCCCGTATAAGTTTGAGGGTAAGGAGTATTCCGAGATCGACCTTGCCGGGCTGGACAAGCTGACCATTCAGGACGCTATCGACGCGCAGCGCGAGCTTTTCAGCCAGCAGGAAGTGGCAAGCTCCATGCTGTGCGAGACGACCACGGCCTTTGCCCGCACCATTGCGACCAAGGCAACCGGCCTGCCGGTGGAGTTCTTCAAGCTGGCCCCGCGCGGTGTGAGCAAGCGCGTGGCGGCGGCGATCCGCTCCCACCTGAACGTAGAGCAGACGACGGAAAACCATGTTGTGCGCTTTGAGAAGCCTTATTTTTACAAGGGCAAGCAGTACGACACGGTTGACCTGTCCGGGATCGGAAGCCTGAACAGTATGAACGAGAGCGAAGCGGAAAACCGCATGACGCGGGCGGGGTTTGTTATCACGGAAAATTCCTTTAACTACCTGTACGCCTGCATCCTTGCGAGCATGGCCGCCAATCTCCCGGAGGACTTCTTCACGGGCCTGCCCCTTTGCGAGCTGGTGAAACTGAAAAATGCGGTCAATGACGCGGATTTTTTCGAGTAAAGGGCGGGGCTAAAGCACTCCGCAAGGCTGCAATCCGTCTGTCAGCCGTGACGCACACGGGCGTGGACTTCTACCTGCAAATGCCCGTGGGGGACTTTATAGCGTTGAATAACGAGGTGGCGGACGAATGGCGAAGAACAAAGCATTAGAACTGACAATCAAAATCAGCGGCAAGGTCGATAAGAGCCTGACAACGGCCATTTCGCAGGCGACCGGGCAGGTGTCCGGGATCGCCACCACGTTCAGCCGGATCGGAACTGTCGGCCTTGCCGCCATGGGTGCGCTTGCCGCGGGAACCGTCGCCGCGATTGCCGACTGTACAAAGGCGGCAGAGAGCTTCGAACAGAGCATGGCCGACGTGGTGAAGTACGTCGATGGTCTGGCCGATGCAACCGGCAGGATCAGCGACAAGATAGCCAACGAGACGTTAGGCACCATCCTCGACGGAAACACCTATGCAGAGAACTACGCCGTTATGACGGACGCGCTGCTGGATTTAAGCACGCAAATCCCAATGACAGCGGAGGACTTGACGCGCCTCGCCGCTGCTGCCGGGCAGTCCGGCAAGAGCCTTACCGACCTGATCCAGTATGACGAGGCCGGAAACATCACCGGCTTTTTGCGCGACGTTGCCATGATGGGCACCGCCATGGACATATCGGCGGATCAGGCGGGCGACTGGGCAGCCAAGTGGGAAAAAGCGTTCAACATGAACCATGACGAAATCATGGTGTTGGCCGACCAGATAAACTATTTGGGCGCGAACAGCGCAACGACGGCGGCGGAGATCGCGGAAGCGGTCAACGGCGCGGCGAGCCTCGGCCAGATCGCAGGCGTGGACGTAGCGACGACGGCGGCGCTGGCGGATGCTATGCTGGCGACCGGCGTAAACAGTGGGCGTGTAGCGACGGCCATCAAGCGCACATTTACCAACATGAGCAAGGGCAGCAGCGCAACCAAGGCCATGAAAGACCAGTGGGAAGAACTGGGCTTCACGGCGGAGGGCGTGGCACTTGCCATGCAGCAGGACAGCATCGGAACACTGAACGCCGTATTTGAAGCTATCGGAAACCTGCCGGATGAACGACAGGTAGCTGCACTATCTACCCTGTTTGGCCAGTGGGCCATTGAGGGCACGGCAAAGGTCGTCGGCAATTTGAGTACGTTCACAGATGCACTGGCTATGGTCGGCGATCCGGCGCTGTACGGCGGGAGCATGGAACGGGAGTTCATCATCAAATCCAGCACAACGGAAGCAATCGACATGATGATGGGCAATGCTTTCCAAGCTCTGAAAATAGATTTTGGCACTGAATTTCTCCCGGTCAAAAAAGAGTTCAGCCTCTTAATGATCGACCTGATGAACAGCCTCCGGGACAACATGCCGGAGCTAAAAGAATTGGGATCGACGCTGGCGGAGATCGCGGCGAAAGGCGTTGCCGCCCTGTCGGAAGCTCTGCCCAAGGCGCTGCCCTACATCAAGCAGGCCCTTGACTATGTAAACGAGCATGGGCCGGAAGTGGCAAGCACCATCGGGAAGATCGCGGCGGTGCTGGTGGGCATGAAGTTTGCCCCGGCCATCGAGGGCGTACTGGGCGGCGTGGGGTCGCTGCTTTTCGGCAAGCAGACCGGCGGGGGCATCGGCTCCCTGCTGGGCCTCGGCGGAGCGGGCGGCACAGGACGCACCGGCGGCCTGTTCAGCGCAATCGGCAATCTGTTTTCCGGCGGGCAGCGAGCGGGAGCCGCAGCAGGCGGTTTCCTGTCCGCGTTTGGCGGCGCAAGCTCCGGCAATGGGTTTTTCCGCACGGCGGGGACGGCGCTTTCCAGCCTGCTTTCGGGCAACGGCCTTGCGGGAACAACCGGCCTATTGCAAGCGGCAGCAGGAACGCCGGGCCTTATCTCTGGTTATCAGGGGCCGGGCAGCGTGATTGCAAACGCCGTGGGCGGGAGCAGGATCGGCCAGTGGTTCGGCGGCATCGGTTCGTCGCTGGGCAACTTCTTTAGTACAGGCATCGGAGGCGGTTTACTCCGTGGCGCACAAGGCACCGTCAGCGTGACAGGCGAAATCCTGAAAGGTATTTCTGACGCGACCGGACTCTCGGGACTGGTGCAGGGCATCGGAAACGCGGGAAAGGGAGCGGCAAGCTGGATTGGCGGAAAGGCCACCGGCGCAATATCGGCCATGGCGGGCAGCAGGCCAATACAGGCAATCGGCGGATTTGCAAGCAATGTCATAAGCAGCGCCCCGGTGCAGGGTATCGGCAGTATGCTGAAAGCCGCTGGAGGCGGCCTGCTGAACACGGCGAGCGCGGGCGCGGGCGTGCTGGGCAGCATATGGGGGCCGATAGCCTCCGGCTTCGGCAGCCTGTTTGCAGGCGCGGCCCCGGTGATCGGGGTTATCTCCGGCATTATCGCCGTTATGAGCATCCTCGGCGACCACATGGAGGACATCCGGGGTATCATCGGCAACGTCTTTGGCGAAAAGGGCCTTGCGGTCTTTGACTTCTTTGCGGAGAAAATCAGCGGGGTCAAGGACTTCATCGTGGGGCTATTTGAGCCGGGAGCCATGACGGAGCTTTTTGCGCCGCTGCAAGAGAGCATCACAAACCTGTTTGGGGAGAACGCGGGAGCGGCTTTCGGCGGTATCGTGACGATCCTTGAAAGCATCATGGGCATCGTGGGCCAGATTGTGACCTTTGCAACAACGGTGGTCAAGCCCATCATCGAAGAAGTGTTCCACTTCATCGTTGACACGGTGCTGCCCATTCTGCTGCAAACTTTTGCAGCCGCAGCACCGGCAATCGCGGGCATCATCGACGGGCTGGGCACCGCCATTATGACGGCCATGACCTTTATCGGCGAGGCGCTTCAAACGGTGCTGCCCATCATTGAGGCCATTGTGACCGCAATCCTGAACGTGGCGAGCGTGGTAATTCCGATCATCCTTGACGCGATCAACGCATTTGTGGCGCAGCTTGCCCCCATCATTGAGGGCATCAAGGGCGTGTTCGACGGCCTGATCCAGTTTATCACCGGCGTGTTCTCCGGCAACTGGGAACAGGCATGGGAGGGCGTGAAGCAGATTTTCTCCTCCGCTTTCGACGCGCTGGCCGGTCTGCTGAAAGCGCCGATCAATGCGGTAATTTCCATCATCAACGGAGTAATCAACAACATCAACGGGCTGGGCATCACGATCCCGGACTGGGTGCCGTTCATCGGCGGACAGTCGTTCACGGTCAACATCCCGACAATTCCCATGCTGGCACGCGGCGGCTTTACCAACGGGCCGAGTATCGCAGGCGAAGCCGGTCAAGAGGCCGTTATTTCTTTCCTGCCGGGCGTGCGTGCGGCGAATATCGCCACATGGATGCAGGCAGGGCGGATGCTGGGCATGGACAGGCTGCTGAACATCGGCGGCAACTATCGCGGGCTGGACGACATCGACCCGTCGGACGGATGGCCCGGCGGAAATGGCGGCGGCACATTCACCTTTGCGCCGCAGATCACCATTCAGGGCAACGCAGACCGCGCCACTATCGACGCGGCGCTGGAGGAGGCGGAGGCCCGCTTCCAAAGATGGTGGGAGCAGATGCAGCGCAGGCAGTTCCGCACGGCCTATTGAACCATAGGAGGACGGTATGGCATACATCACAAAGAGCGGCGACACATGGGACGTGATTGCCAAGGAAGTGTACGGAAGTGAATACCATGCCGACGTTCTTATGGCGGCAAATCCGCAGCACATTGACACGTTCATCTTCAACGCCGGGGTGGAGCTTTCCACTCCGGCGCTTGAGGAGGAGCGGGACGGGCTGCTGCCGCCGTGGAAGTACGAGGCGAATTACGATGATTGAAACCAGACGCATTGCGCTTGACGTGCGCTATAACAACGTCGAGTTTGCCGGGCAGGTCGGCGCGGCTATTGAGAGCATGACCTACGTTGACAGCGCGGCGGACAACAGCGACAGCATAGACATCACACTGAACGCGCAGGATCGGAAATGGGCAGGCGCGTGGATGCCGGACAAAGGCGCAACCTTAAAGCCACGGATCATCGGGCGAAGCTGGGAGCGGCCCGGAGACACGCGGCTGCTTTCCTGCGGCCTGTTCGTGCTGGACGACATCAACTACAACGGCTATCCGTCCACCTTGCAGGTGAGCGGCGTAAGCAAGCCGAGCGACAACGATTTTTCAGAGTACGAGCGGGAGGTAATCTGGAAGAATACCTCCATCAAACGAATTGGACAAACCATAGCGGAACGGTACGGGCTGGGCTTCACTTTTGACGCGGACGATTACGACATCGAGTGCGACGAGCAGGACGGCACCGACAGCAGCTATTACAATACCCTGTGCAAAAACTACGGCCTGATCCTGAAAGTGTATTCCCGGCGGCTGTGGGTCTATGACAGGGAGAAATACAAAGCAAAGCGGCCCGTGCGGACATACTACCCCAGCAGTATGAAGCGCGGGAGCTTCAACTATACAACGACGCTTTCCGGCACCTATACCGGCGGCTATTTCAACTACACCGACCCGGACAAGGATATAGACATCGTGTGCAGCGTCGGCGGTGGGACGCACACCAAGAATGTGAACCGCCGGGCAACCAGCGTCTATGACGCGAGCGTGCAGCTCTGCGCCGAGATCAACAACGCCAACCACGGAAATACCAAGGTCAAGTTCACCGTGGATGGTGAATGGAGCGTGAGCGCCGGAAACTGCATCAGGATTTCCGGCTACGGCAGCAAGATAGACGGCAAATACTTTGTGGACAAGGTGACAAGCAAGATCGCAAAAGGCAGCGGCTTCACGGCTGACATCGAGGCAAGCCGCGTGGAAACACCGTTCTATTACTGGGACGTGGGCGGAAGCATCGAATATCACGAGAACGAGGACGCGGCCAGCGACGACTACAAGGACAATTACGAAAGCACCAGCCCGGCGGCAAATGCCTCCAGCACGAGCACAGGCGCGGAAGCTGGGCAGGCCGTCACGCTGACCAACGCCCCGTTCTACGTTTCCAGCACAAACGCAAGCCCGGCGTGCTACAAGAGCGGCACGTTCTATTTCTATGACGGCATCCTGATAAACGGGCGCTACCGCATAACGAACAGCGCGGCCCGCTGCGGAAAGCTGCCCGTGGGCGAGAACTGCACGGGCTGGGTGCCTGCCAGCTATTGCACCGGCGGTGGAAACTCCGGCGGGACAACCAGCGTCGGCGGCGGAGGCGGCGGTCAAAACGTAAGCATGACAAGATAGGAGGTGGAGCGGGTGCCATCGACAAACAGGACGGGGCGCGTCAGCTCCATCGACTACGAAGCCGGAACGTATGAAGTGACCTATTTTGACCGGGGCCAGAGTGTCACGCGAAAGATCAACGCCATGTCAAACGGCGAATACAAAATGCCGAACATCGGCCAGATCGTGAGCGTGAGCCACCAGAGCAACGGGACGGCGGCAGCCGTCACCACCGGCACGGTATGGAACAAGACCAACACCCCGGCGGAGGGCTACAAGGGCCTTTACCGCAAGGAATTTGGAAGCGGCAAGGGTCAGGCATACGACCGATACGACGAGAACACCGGCGTGTTCAAGCGGATCGTCAACGGTGAAATCTACGAGGAGGCGGGCGGCCCGGCTACGTTCTCCGGCGGCGGGCAGGTGCAGCTTATGAGCCGGAAAGGGAGCGCCAGCGTTCAGGGCAAAACCGGCGTTGGGCTTGTTTCGGATCAGAGCATCAGCGCAGAGGCCGGGACGATCATCAACTTTGAAGCGGCGGGCGCGTTCAGTACACAGTCCGGCGGAGACACCACTTTCACCGTTGGCGGCAGCAGCGTGAAGATCGGCGCGGACGGCACCGTGAAAATCACCGGCGCAAGCAAAATTGAGCTGGAGGCCCCGGAAATCACCATCAACGGCGATACGGTCAACATCACCGGCGCGGACGGCGATGCGACGATCAAGGGCAAGAGCCTTGTCACGCATAAGCATACGGACAGCATCGGCGGAAGCACCAGCACACCGACGTAAGGAGGGCAGGATATGGCAACAGGCAGCTATATGGGCAGAGTGTTCACCGTGAGTTCTCGCCGCGTCCTGACACCGAGCAACCTCAAAGGGAGCACGGGCAGCGATTGGGCAACGCACGAGACTGTGGGGCGAAAGGCACGGAGCCAATACCTCGCGCCGAAGCTCAAAAGCTATTCTTTCGACCTGCTGCTGCGTGCGCAGGACGGAGTAAGCCCACGCAGCACCCTGACATACTATCAGCGCATGGCCGAGGCGGGCATGGCGGATTGGTTTATCATCGGCGGCAGGCCGCTGTCACCGCACCCTTTCCGGCTGTTATCTGTTTCTGACGCATGGAACGCGGTGTTGAACGGCGGCGTGCTGGTGGAGTGCATGGTGAGCATCACCATTGAGGAATATCTGTAAGGGGGGCGAAACCGTGTTATCAACTGCGCCGGTAATCGAGATCGAAGCCGGAAGCGCAAACGACAGCCAAGCGGAAGAAATCTACCGCAATTTGCAGGTGCTTTATGGCACCGTGGCCGGAGAACAGGCGCTTGACCGGGATTTTGGCATTGACCCGGATGTGACAGATCACCCGACGGAGAGCGCCGAGGCGCTGCTTGCGGCGGAGTATGTGCGTAAAACGGAGAAGTACGAGCCACGGGCGCGTGTCAGCTATGTGGACTATCAAAGCAACAAGACCCCGGAGGGGCATATCAAGCCAAAGGTGGTGATTGAAATTGTCTAACATCAGCCAACTGGCAAATGTGCCGGAGATCAGTTTCATTGAGAACATGACGTTGCAGGAGACGGAGGAGCTGGTCAGAGAAACCTATGTGCGCGTGTACAAAGAAAAGTTTGGCGTGGAGCCGGAGCTTGGAGACGCGGACACAAAGCCCTTGCTGATGAAAGCATTTTCCTATGTGACGTATCAGGTCATGCAGTACATCGACGCAAAGGGCCGGGCGGAGCTGTTGAAAACGTCCACGGCGGACGCGCTGGAGGCGCTTGGCGCTCTGTTTGGCTTGGAGCGGCACGAAAGCACAAAAGCAACGGCCACGGAGCGGTTCAGCCTTGCGGAAGCGCGGGCGGACACCGTGGCCGTTCCTGCGGGCACGCGGGTGAAAACGGCAAGCGGGCGATACTTCAATACGCTGGACTACGCCGAGATCGCGCCGGGGGAAACCTATGTGGATGTGATCGTGCAGGCAGAAGAAGCCGGAACGGAGAGCAGCGAAATACTGGATGGCGTTATCAATCTGCTGGTTGACCCCATCCCGTATATCGCAAGAGTGACGAACATCACCAAAAGCACCGGCGGCCTTGACGTGGAGGACGACGACAGCCTGACGGAGCGCATCTATCTGGCCCCGTCGAAATTCTCCTGCGCCGGGCCGCGTGACGCTTACGAATACTACGTCCGCGAATGGCGCAGCGACGTGGCCGACGTGCGGATCACCAGCCCGGAGCCGTGCGTTATCGCTATCTACTTCACGATGCAGGACGTGACAACAGGCCTGCCGCGCCTGCCGACATCAACGGAGTGCGCAAGCCTGACCGAGTATTTGAGCGGCGAGACGATCCGCCCACTGTGCGACCAAGTGGGATGCTACGGGCCGGAGCAGGTGGATTACTCCATCAGCTTCACATACTGGATTGCAGCCAGCGATCAAAGCAGCGTCGGAACCATTCAGGAAAAGATCGCGGCGGCGGTGGCCGATTACCAGACGTGGCAAAGATCGCTGGGACGGGACATCAACCCCACGGAGCTGATTTATCGCATCCGGGCGGCGGGTGCAAAGCGCGTGAGCGTGACGGCCCCGACAGACATCACCGTGACGAGCATCCAGCTTCCACGCTGCACCGGCACGCCGACGGTCAATTACGGAGGGCTGGAAGATGATTAAAAGTCTGCGGGAGGCACGGATCGTTGACGGCGTGCCCCGCATCGTCGCCGGGCAGGAATGGGTACAGGCGCTTTCCGATGCGCTGGGAGAGCTGCACGAAAAGACAATGGACTTTGCGGACGCGAGCCAGATTTACACGGCGCTGGACACCGCGCCGGAGGTAATACTGGACGCGCTGGCCGTCAACTGGAAAATCGAGTGGTACGACACGAGTTATACCGTGGAGCAAAAGCGGCGGATTGTGAAAACGTCGCTGGAGGTGCGGCGGCTGATGGGCACCGCACGGGCCGTGAAGCTACAGGCCGATGCCGTTTATCCCGGAACAGAAGTGGAGGAATGGTTCAACTACGGCGGTGATCCGGGCTATTTCCGTCTGTTCGTGAACATCACAGATACGGACGAAGCACACCCTATGTCGGTGATGTCGCCAGAGGAAATGGAGCGGCGGCTTGTGACGGCGAAGCGGTGGAGCGCACACTTGGAGAGCTTTTCATACATGATCCGCCACGTTCTCGCACTGGGCGCAAAGGTGGCACGGTGGGCACACCACCCGCCTATTTGCGGCACGATCTATTGCGGGACGTGGTGGGAGCCGTCCACGCTGGGCCACAGCGAGCGGGCAGCAATCCTCGCCGGAGCCGGGCCGGAGGCGTTCCCGGTATCGCCGGAGTTTTCGGGCACGCTGCCTCAAAACGCGGTGGCGGCCTATACCGTATGCGGCGGTATGGTCAGCGGCGGCGCTGCGGTAGCCTACCCGGTGGCAAGCGCACCAGCGAGCGAAGCGCAGGCGTGCGGCACCTTACCAGAGGAGGCTTGACATGGAAACAAAAGGACAGTATGGCAAGCGCAATCCCCTGTTCATGTATCAGGGAACGACGGGCTATAGCGTCAAGGCTGCGCTGCAAGCCGGAGAGAGCGGGCAGAAGCCCGCAGAGGCAAATATCGTTACATCGTCCCAAAGCGGCACCGCCCGCTGCGGGACTTTGTGATATTCGGGCGGAAAGGAGGACACCGGCAAATGGCTTTCTGGAAAGACAGTTTCCTGAACGCCCGCCGCGCGGAGCTGCTGCGGAGCCTGAAACGCTTTCAGTATCAGCGCAACGGCGGGACGTGGTACGACGGAGAGATCAACAGCAAGGAGGTCATTGGCGACAGCGTTGTGGTATTCGTGAATGTGCCGAGCTTTGGCACGGCAGACACGATCACCGGCGTGCGCGTCTATGACAACAACAACGCCCTCGCGGGGCAGCAGACCATAAGCCTTGTGCGGGACAGCCTGAACACGGGGCTTTTGCGCTTCACGTTCCCGCTGATCGAGCAGACTACATAAGGGAGGAGGGAAAAACCTATGTATGCACGCACCTACTGGCTGGATCACGTCACCGACCAGAGCGGCGAAGTGATCCAGCAGGGCACCCTTTTGGATCAGGCCCATTTTAACAATCTTGAAAAGGGCGTGGCCGACCAGTCCATTGCGGATGCGTTTATGCAGTTCCGCGCCATTCAGGAAAGCTACGAGCTGACCGACGAGCAGCACACCGTCACGCTGAACGGCAACAGCAACCGCTGGCCTTTCTGCAACACGGCGGTGACGGTGGCGCTGTCGCAGCTCCGGGAGAGCGAAAACTACGGCGTGGAGGTCAATGTGCTGGAATACTCCGGCGGTCTGCTGGGGCACATCAAAGTTATTGACCGGGCGGCCAACGGCTTCAAGCTGCTGCACGACGGCAGCGCCAAGAGCGTAAAGGTAAACGTCCGCGTGAGCGGCGGCCTTATCAATTAACAGGAGGAGAACGCAACATGAAAATTGTTGAAAGAAATGCCGGGCAGAAAATCGACTACGAGCTGCGCGGCACCCGCCTGTCCTTTGCGGACGGCGAGCTGACCATTGACCTCGCCCGCTACCAGCAGGACGATCCCGTGATGCGGGACATTATGGTGGACGGCGAGGGCTACCTGACCAACGGGCGCGGGCGCTACTATGCGGCGCAGGTCGAAATCCCCGCCAAGGAATACGAGGAAATCCCCGCAGAGAACGAGGGCGACGAAGCGGAGCGCAGGGCGCTGCCGCTGGACACTGACGACGTGACGCTGTATCTGTTCTCTATCGAGGGCATCCATCTTGCTTAAAAGGAAATGCGCAAGACACACCCCGCCTAAAGATGCGGGGCGTGATCCGCTGAAAAGGAGGAAAAGAAAATGAGTTTTGACGCTGCGGAGCTGGCACTGAAAACTGTGTGCCCCGGAAACGTGTTTCTCTATGACGACAAGGAAATGCCGTCCACTTTCGTGTACATCCCCAAGTTCCGCCTGTGTGACGTACTTTCCACGGCGGACACAAGCGTGCATCCCGCGTTCCGCGTGAACGGTCAGGAGATCGACGGCTTCTATTTCGGCAAGTTCCAGACCCATCACTACAACAGCCGGGCCTATTCCCTGCCCGGCGAAGACCCCAGCGCCAGCGCGGGCCTCGATACCTTTGTGGCCTGCAACCGCGCCAAAGGCGGCAACTTCCACGAGATCACCAATGCGGAGTGGGCCGCCGTCGCGCTGTGGTGCCATAAGAACGGCACCGAGCCTTACGGAAATAACAACTACGGCAAGGACAGCAGAGAGACGCTTTACAAGGCGATCCCCACCACCAAGAGCAGCGGCCAGACCAACCGTGTTGCCACCGGCACCGGCCCCATCACTTGGAGCCACGACCGCACGCTGGGCGGCATTTGGGACATGAACGGCAACGTGTGGGAGTGGTGTACCGGCCTGCGTCTGGTCAAGGGAGAGGTTCAGGTGCTTGTGGACAACAACGCCGCAGATCCCGCCGCCGACCTGTCCGACAGCTCCGGCGCGTGGATGGCGATTAACGCAGCCGCGACCGGGTGGAGCGACCTCTACATTGAGCCGGACGGCACCGGCACCACGAGCGGCAGCGTAAAGCTGGATTACGTCAGCAGCAAGTGGAAGTTCAGCACCAGCATCACGTCCTCGTCCGACAGCAGCCGCAGCGCCGCGTTCAAGGATACCACAGCAGACGGCACCATCGGCGACGCTGCCAAGCTGCTGCTTATGGCCCTTGCGCTGCTGCCTGACACCGCCCTGACCGGGGACGGTATCGACGCGACCTATGGCGGCGATTATTTATACGCCAACAACGGAGCGGACGAGCGGTGCCTCT